AATTAGAACGCAGCGACTGCTCTTATATCTTGAACTTTAGGAACGTAAGAAGGATCTACGCCTTTCATTATAATTTTGATAGCAAATGATGAAAATTCTGGTAAATCAGAGACACTATATTTTAAATCTTGATAAGAAGATTGCTTCTCTACAATTCCAGATATAGTATTCTCACTTGTTGCTATTTCAAACACATCTGGTTCTCCTGATGTATTGAAGAATATCCAATCAATATCTTCAAAGTTCTCTTGACTAGATGCTTTTTTAAACTTATAGAATACTTGAAGGTCACCAATATCTCTAACGTTTGCTAGTAGATGTACATCAATAGCAGTTGCTGGATTTGTAATGGTAACTTCCTTAGTTACATATTTTGCAATAGAAGAACCATTCTTAGATGTATCTTCAGCAACAAAATCTAAACCATTTGTATATGTTACTTTTCCAACTTCAAGATATGCATTCTCTTCGTCTGGTTGATTTGGATACTTAACAAAGTCTCCTACACGGAAAATGTCTGCAATTTGATCACCAGTAACTGCATTTCTGTTATATAAAACATTATCTATAATTCTACTGGTGAAATCATCATTAATAGGATTAGTATCAACTCGTAATGTTAATTGTTGAGTTTGAGTATTCCAAATAGTTGCTTTACCTGTAATTACATTATCATAAGTTTGATTAAGTATATTTGGATTACGTGCCACAATAGTAGCAGCATCATCAATTGAAGCAAATACCTGTGATGGGTTTGAATCTACCGTAACAGAATTAAGATCTAATTGATTTCCTAAACTTACTGTTTCACCTTTTTGGAAGAACTGACTTGTTTTAACTCTAACATATACAACTTGACCATTAACTCTAGCAATAGTACCTACTGCTTTTGTTGTAGCACCTTTAATTGTTTGATCTTGTTGTAATTGTGTTCCACCGTTACCAGCAAGATTGAACTGATAAACAGGATAAAATTCAATAATTTGATCTCTTCTACCAAATCTATCTTCTTGTCCAGTAGGATTCTCAATTCTATTAGTTACTGTTTTTACAGTAGCACTTGATAAATCTATTGCTGGACTTAAATGAGACACACTAGAAGATATAGTCATCTTGTATGCAAGTGACTGTGGTATAGAGTTTAGAGTTTCATTTATACTTGACGCAATAAACTTTTGATTAGTAAAGTAGTGTGGTTCATTTAAGAATGTTTTTTCATAACTTGCTTGTGAGTAAGAATTGTAATTAGTAGTTACAGAATCTACAGGAACCACATTAGTTGTCTTAACTTCAGTATTTAAAGTTGTGCCTGTGAATGATAAGTATGATACTTGTGGATATAATGTTTCAAACTTTCTATTAAATGAAGCATACACCATGTCTCCACCACCAATAGAATTACCAGCAGCTTGAGAACTTGATTGTATGTTATAAGAATCAACTCCAGAATTACTTACTTGGAATAATGTGCTATTTAAAATAGATGATGTTACACCACCAATTTCTTTAGCAGTTCTATAGAATACGTATGACTTACCACTATCTTCAAATCCATGATCTCTGTGATTTACTTTGAGGATGGAATTATTATTTTTAAATAGTTTGGATGTAGAATTAGTGTTAGCACTCGCATTTGTTTCAAATGGATTTGCATTTAATAGTTCATATCCAAGACTATCGTTCTTAACTAATAACTCAGCTGGTCTACTAATATCAAACTCAGCACGATACATAGTAAACTTAAGATCCTCAAAGATATCTTCAGTCCAACTTTCGGTATTCTGGGAACGGTATACCGAACCTAAACCTGGTTGAGTTGTGATAACCGTACTTGTTGCTATGTCGGTTTCCCCTAACTTAGATGACCATAATTCATAATCAATAGAATCTGTCTCGATTACAAGAGCATATTCTGTATCATTTTGTAGATACACTGGATAATCAAATCCAAAATGTGTAGGAGTTGTTGATTGTGTAACACCCTCTGTATCAACCGCTACACCCATTCTAACTGCTGGTGTATCTATTTCTATAAAGGTTTGTATTTCACATCCTCCAGCACCATTTCCGACGCCTTTCACAACAACTGATGGTGCTTCTGTATATCCAAATCCACTAAGTGATACCTCAGCGTTATAAATTTGACCATTAGAAACTTCAATACTTGCTGTAGCAGTAGATCCGCCAGGTAATTGTGGACTCTCAATAGTAAGAATCGCACTGTCATAATTCAAACCAGGATTTGTTACTCTAATATCAGACAACTTACCACTATCTTTTGCAATAGCAAGAACAAAATCTGTGCCATCTGTTGCATTAGCAAGAGTCACAGAAGGGATAATCAAATCTTCATTTGGTAAGAATGATTTACCATTGTGATTACTTAGAACAACAGTATAACATTGTTCATTAGTAAGACTATATTTACCAGAAGCAGTAGCAACCAACTCTACATTGTTTTTATCAAATACTTTAAGTATAGGACCTGATGCAGTAGAAGATGCACCAGTAACACTTTCATTCTTGTAAATTGCCATGTTACCACTAGCAAAACATTTAAGGAAAGTATTTGGAGTAAGTGTTTTCTCACTGCCAGGTACAATATTCTTTGCTGGTTTTTCAGCATCTACATTTGTAATGTATGTCTTGACTGGAATTGTTGCACTCTTTTTATTAAAGTAGAGATCAACACCAGTTATAAAACATCCACCATCTAAATTCTCTACCTTAAATGTTTGTGCAAGAGGATTAGGTCTTACAGGATTATCAGTATTACTTTCAATTAACTGAACACCTTCATTAGATTTAAAGATAGATGGTTTTGTAGAAACAATACTGGAAGGATTTTCTGGAAGAATACCAGTTGCATAATACTTAACTTCTGTGTAACTATCTACAGTATCCTTCTTTGCATTAGTAGGACTAGAAGTAAATCTAAATGTTAAAGTTCCTACGGTAAAGTTTAATGCTTCTGCTGATGAATCATATCCAACAGTATCAATATCTCCACCCCAAACAGCATTTTCATTAGGAGGATAACCAGCTGGCAATATAATCAAACCACTAGCGTTACCATACTCATCTGTAGTAATAGAACCATTAAATGCTGATAAAGAGTTTCCTGCAATACCAGTATATCTAAGGTCAGGGTTAACCCAACGACTAATATCTCTACCTTCTAAGAAGACATATAATTTTGTATTGGGTTTCATCCTACCAACTTTAAATTTGATAGGTACACTTCTTGCAAAGAATGATAGAGATGTAGAAACAACACTGTCTCCTACAGTCTTAGACTGAACACCTTTACCAACTAGATTATTTTGAGGACTAATATTAGATGTGCTTCCTACAGATGCACTTTGTACAGATGTATTAGCAACTTGTGTATTTACCTCACCTAATGAATTGATAGTAGTAAAGGAAGAGGTAGCACCTACCCAGTTAACTACAAAAGAATTGTGTAAACTAGAAAAACTTTCTTTAACATCTTCTTTTGCTAAGAATATATTGAATAGATCTGTGTTTGTATCTACAACAACTGGTTCAATACTATTGTCATACCACTGATCTATTGATGGAGATACATCACTATCACCAACATATTGTAATACAACAAATGGATTTGGATTTACTGTAGATGATGCAAAATTATTTCCTAATAAAGATAATGGAGAATATGGTAAGGTAACCATATGTCCTGTCTTTTTATATCCAGAAACTGCTCTTTGATCTTCTCTATTATTAACTTCTATTAATTTTACAGAATCTTCTTTAGACTGTGGACGTAATACAGATTGCTGAGAATCAACAGCACAACGATAATCAAGAGATTTAAGATTACCAACTTTATGTGCTTCAAAATTATCAACAACAAAACCAGACTTAAATCTGTCTAGACCAATCTCATCCTTAACTTGCATGTTAAGTGCTTGCTGTTCTAGTATGCTAAGTGTTGTGTAATATTCTAATCTCTCAATACGTTTCTCTAACTTACCGATATCACGCATTGTATAACGGCGGTTATCAACTGGAGTAAGTCTTACATCTTTACTTGTCTTTGTAAATGCAGGAATATATGCATAGAATAATGGTACAGCATCTTCCAATAAATCAGGTTTAGTTGGGTTAAGAGAAGAGTTACCTTCTTTGACCACAAACTGTCCTTTTTTATCTAAGAAAATACCATCAATACGATCCAAGTATTGTACTTGACTGAATGAGAATGTATATTCTAAATTTTTATCAGGAGCAGGACTACTCGCAATGATAGCACCAGCACCAGAGAATGATCCTTGAGTTCTTTCTAATGTAGATGTATCAAGGAAACCTGGTATAATAGCAGTGCTATCTACCTTAGGTCTAAAGTCAATTACATTCTTAAGTTCTGTAATACCAAGAACAGATGAGTCAAATGTTGGAATCTCATCTTCAGATACTCCTGCTTCATGTAAGTAACTATCAATTGTACAGAAGTCTCCTTGTGAATGCTCAAAGTAATCAAATGATATTACAAGTTGACCTGTGGTTTCTTCAAAACCAGGTTTTAGAACAATACGTGATACATCATATATTGTATCTCTTTGTCCACTATCAAATGTATATCTAGATGTTACATCAGTACCAGAGATTATATTACCAGCACTATCAATCTCAGGTGGTTGTGATGAAGTTCCTTCATAAACATAATTTAACTTAAATGCATCTGCATATGATAAAATTTCTACAACCTCAGTATCGTAATCTGTACCTCTCATTGGTACAACACGGTCACCAGCAGATGTAACTGTAATTCTCTTATTTCTTACTACTGTCTTGAGTCTTGGTTTTGCATTTGATACTTCAAGAGTTGCAGTCAACTTAAGTTTAGGGAATGTACCATTGGTTGGTATGTTTCCAAAATAAGTTGATGGTAACTGTAAACTAATACTACCAGATGTAAGACCACTAGCAGTATCAGTAGCAGATGAAATATCTACAACATCTTCTGAAACATAAATGATATCACCTTTTATAATATCAGGTGCATCGCCAGGATCTATAACAGTAATGATATAATTTTCTTCACTGAATGCAGCAAACCTTTGTGTACCAAATGGTAACTGTGCAGCAAATGTAATTGTACCACCACCTGTAGTTGCAGTAGTTACAAAATCTCTACGGAAATAATATTTAATCTTAGTGTCATCACCACCAGCAGATATTTGAGATACTTGCTTACTGCCAGTAGAGAATAATAATGTGCCACTTGCAGCATTGTCCACTATAGGACGTAACCTTACAATACTAGCATTAGTAACTGCACCTGGTAGAGCTGTATCTAAGTAAATTCTAGATTTATATGCTCCTTCTTGTTGTGTAGCATATTGAACGATTGATCTAACAAGATTATTGTTATCATCAGAGAACTGCACTAAATCTCCCTGCTGTACAGCAGTAGAAGCGTCAGCACTAAAACTTGTTGACTCAATAAATGTAGATCCCTGTGAACCAAAGAATGTGTAGTCAGTTACAGTCTTAATCTCAGAATACTTTTGACTATCTACAACAACATCAGCAGAGAAAGTATTTGCATTTCCAGATCCATAAGAACAACCAACAGACTTAACATTCTGTGGTGTGTATGTGGTAACTGTATCTCTATACAGAATAGGAACAATACTTGCAGCAGAGTTAGGATTAGATGCACCCTCTGGATTTTTTACAGTAATTGCAGGAGGTTGAGCATACTCAATACCTACAGCGGATCTATTAGCAACAGATGCTTTGTATATTTTACCATCTGTGGTTCTCAATAATTCTACTTTAGAACTGTCAAACTCTAATCCATTAATTAACAGAGTTGCACCATCAGCATATCCTAATCCTCTGTTTTGAATTACAAAATGTGATATGGTATTTTCTTTTGCAATCCTTACAGTTACACCACCCTCATCTCTGATTGTTTCACCAGGTAAGAATCTACCAGATAAAGTTTTTACATATAGTAGTACACCTGTACTATAAACACCAGATGCAGTTCCCTCTACAACACCATATGCACCACTATCAATACCAAATACATATTTACCTTCATCAAATGCATTGACACCAGTTGGAACTGATTCTAATACAATCTTAGTAAAGAACTGTGGATCAAAATAAGATAGTCCAAATGTTGTATTGTATGCAGTAGTTCCTGCAGCAAGACGACCTCTAGAAAGAACGATATCAGAATCTGAATTAAATCCAGAACCTCTTTGTTTTAAGAAAAAGTTATTTGGTTTTGCTTTACCTATTACAGGAGTGATTGTAGGAGAATAATCTACTATAAATCCAAACTCATCTCCTGAGTTTGTTTGTGCATTTGCTTCTGTTAAGAAAATCTTTCTCTTAAACTCATCGTCAGATAAATCATACTCTAACAATAATGATTCTAATTCATTCTTAGGACCGAAAACTGTAAGTTCTAAGAACTGAACAGATTCTGATGAATTGATGAGTGGTTTATTAGTAGTAGCAAAAGATAGTGTTTTGAAAGAACCAATCGCTGTTGGAGTTCCAAGATCACTTCTTGTTTTAATATAATAAAGAGTTCCAAACTGACTTTGGAATGATGAATCAGTTACAGCACCTATAAGTGTAGTGGTATTTGTTATTTGAAGTGTTATGGTTTTAATACCATCATCAGGAGTGAAGTTGAGTCCTCTCCTATCAATTGTTTGTCTATGATCTGTAGATAATTCTGTATTGTTTAATCCTACAGAACCATCATTAAATGTACTGTATAGAAATATGTCAGGGTATGCAGTAAGATCAGATCCTTCTTTGTTTAGAGAAACA